ATTCATCTGCTCATTCTGCATCATCTTCTGACGATGCTGTTCTTCACTCATACCCATCTTCTGCATATGAGCTTCCTCCCCTTGACCAAGTTTTTGCTCAGTCTCGGCTTGTTTCTTCATATTATCAAGATAAATACCATAGGTAGCTAATTGAGAACCTTCTTCTGCGGCCTCTGCATCTGCAATATTCTTGATTGCAGCAGCTTCTGTAGTGATCTTCTTGATTTCCAGTTCTTCCCAAGCTCTTGCGCTTTCATCTTGGAACTTCTGTTGTTCAAACTCCATCTTAGCCTTCTCCATCTCAACTTGTGGATTAGGTTGAGGAGGAGGCATTTCCATAATAGCTTGGATATTAGGCTGGTCAGTAGCTTCAAGATACCTCTTGGTAACTTCTTGAGGATTAACTGTACCCATCTGCAGAAGCTCCATAAGGGCTTGAGCTTTAGCAATCCTCTGCTGCTCTGTTGCAACATTAGGATCAGCTGATGGTGCTACGTCAATTTCTCTTGGATCATAATCGCTTTGTCCAATAGAAGCGGCTTTTTCCTGCCCAATATCGAGAATAGTAAAATATTGCTCTTGTTCAAGATACTTATAATTAAGTCTAAAGAGCTTTTTAAATTCCTTAGTAAGGGAGCGATAGATACGTTTGTAGATAGAGGTAAATACCTTTTGCCCTTGTTCAATAGCATTGACTGTAGTAGTGGCTTTAGTATTCTGTCCCGGAATACCTCCCATCATTGTCTCGGTAACTGAAGAGAGTTTCTCTCCAGATTCGATCATCATTCCCAGTAATGAGAAGAGTACTTGCGACGGCTCCCGCACTGGAAGGGGCACGAGTCCTTTTCTGAGGTCATCTCCTGCAGTATTAGCATATTTCCATTCTCCCGGAGTAAAGGTCTTACTACCACCTTTAATACGGATTCCTTTAGAAATAAACCCACTCTGCATATTTGAGAGTGTACCTGCATCCAGTAACTGGTTAATGAGAGTATCAATGGTTCTATTAATTGGGCCAAGTAGGATGCCAAAACCAATATCATAAAACCCGCCATCAGGGGAAGGAATAAAACTATACTTAGTATAATAATGAGTAGGGCTAATGCGTATAATTTTACCGCGTTCATTATATAGAACATTCTCCTGTTCAAAGCGTGCTACGATACGTGCTACCTTCTTGGAACCATAGTCTACAGTTACAATATAAGGTTCTTTATAACCATCTCCATCAAGATCCAGATACCTGCACTGTTCTAGAATGGTGAAGGGGGTAGAACAGTCTTCTTTTTCCTGTACCTGAATTCCAGAAGCAATCTCGGATATTCTTGGAGTAGATTCTTTAGAGGCTATAGAGAACTCTTGTTCTATATAGATTCCACCTTCTACTCGCTCATGAACATCGTTCTTGGTGAGCTCTAATACATGAGTAATGCGTTCTGCATCTTCAAGACTCTTAGCCCAATAGTTAACTACCAGATCTTTAGGATATACCAACTCACTAACATTGGTACCTTTATTGGAATCAAAGTAACTCTTTTTAAACATACAACCAAGAATTGGCAGGGCAAATAGAAGCCTATCCATCTCTTCTTCCCAGTCTTCCATCTCTTCCAGAAGCTGGTAACTCATATGTTTACCTACACGAATAGCTCTCTCAGCCTTGATACCAACCTCATCAAACCCTATTACCTTACCACGGACAATATTAGTCCCGTTAATAATAGCAGGGTAAGCCCTAGCTGAGAACTGGAGTGCTGCTGTAGTAATAAGAGGATACTTAACATTAGCAGCATCAGGCCAAGGAAAAGTCTTTTTCTCAGCAACCTGTAGTGCAAGCTTTGTCCACTCATCCACTTTAACTTCCCAGTCCGCACGAGACTGGAGATCAGTTTCATAATCATCAACTACAAGGAATCCAATTTTATCTAGAGTTTTATCATCCAGAGATTCAGCAATATTATTGCTGTTAAGGATTTTACCAAGCTTAATTGTTTTTCCCAAATCGTCGCTATAATCATCCATATTTAATATCCAGTTGCTACTGAGCGGCCCATAAATGTAATATCTCCCCAAGGATCTTCTTCGTCTTCTTCAGGTTCATAATCTGTGTGACCTACTTGGTCGATATAGGCCAAAGCATCTATTAAATCGTCTCTAGATAAAGGATTAGGAAAATCTAATAGCTGATTTTCAAGAGGACGTATCCATTCAGCATCCGACCTAAAATAGATCTTTCCATGCTCAAAACGTCCTTCTAAAGCCCAAGCAATACGTTCTGTCTTCTTTTGCCCACCATGAGTGGTTTCTGATATATGAGGAAATGTACCTAACCTCATCATCTCGTCCGTTAAATACGGCATAATAGCATTCTTCAAACTGCCTTTCTCAATACCTACATTGAGTGCTTTATACTTCTGAGCTGCTCGTAATATACGAGTCGCAGTTTCTCTGGTACCCCATCTCCCATGATAGATATCTCCCACATACCACCCATAGGTACCAACTTTCACGCAGGCTATAGCACATTCATCCAAACGACTCAATTTACCAATAGTCGTTGATTCCAGATCTGCAAAGCCTGCAGGGTCAACAGCAATAAACCAAGTACCTTCTTCTGGTTCTTTATCCATGTACTTGAAGAAGTGCTCTTTAAATACCGCCCCACCACTAGCGGCGAAGGAAGCTTCAAATTCCTGCCTAAAGTTAGAAGAGCTCATTCTTTTTCTGGCTCTTTCTATTTCTTTAGGATTAAGGGTGGGATTGTCCTTACTCATAAAGGAGAACGCGCCCCATTCTCCTGTAGTATCCTTTGCAGCCTCTTCATACAAATCATAGAAATGGTTTTTACCATCCGGTGTTCCTATGAAGAGAGCATCGCCTTCAACATCTGCCAGAGTAGGGAGCAAAATCTGCTCCCATACATCCGGTTTCATAAATGCATATTCGTCCAACACCACATATGAAAGACCAACACCTCGGAGAGTATCTGGCCTGTCGGCCCCCTTGACTTCGATCTTTCGCCCATTAACAAGTTTAATGATCGCTTGATTTTCAAGCGTAGATTCGATCACCTCCCGTCCGAGATCTTTGATAAGATCCCATATGATTCGTTTGCCCTGATCAAAGGTAGGAGCTACGTAGAATACACGTTTGTCCGCTAAGGACTGTCCTCTTTTACCAGTATCTTTAAGCCCTTCTGTAAGAAGACAAATAGCTGAAAGATAACTTTTACCGAATCTTCGTCCTGCTGCACAAACCTTAAACCTAGCCGGGTGCTGGATAATCTCCATCTGCCCCGGATGGAGTTTAAAGTTAAGCTTCAAAGATTAGTACCCGTAATTCTGCCTGTTACGTTTAATCATATTCTGGAGATTCCATCCCTGCCCCATAGTAGGGGAATAGGGATTACCCCCCATAGGAGGAATCTGAGCCCCTCCAGTATTACCTGTCGGGCCACCCATAGGTTGTCCTGCTGGACCTCCCATAGGCTGTTGTACGGGTTGTGGGGGACGATTAAATGCTGCATTTGGATTAGCATTCTGATATCCCATTTGATTAGGAGCAGGCTGTGGACGCAATCCACCAAGACCTTGAGGAGAACCAATGCCCTGTTGGGCCCGCTGATTCCTCATAGCCATCTGACGCTGCATCTGCATCTGTCTCATACGACGAAGCCTCTCCACATAACTCATACTATTACCGCCGTATTGTCCCATCATTTCTTTATTTCCTCAAAGTCTGCTTCAATAGGTTCATGTTCAATATCTACTTTAGGACGTTCCATACCTTCAATATTGATAGAAATATTAAGTTTATCTTCTGTCTTTCCTTTATCTTCAATAGCACGTTTGGCCGGAATAATACGATCCCATACAATCTTCAGACAGGTAGGATCTCCTTTCTTCGCAAGTGCGACGGTACTCTTAACAATATCTTCAAAGTTATCAAGTACTATATTCTCGGCACTAGCCAGTACAGCTTCTTTAAGGATAGTTAGTTTATTTCTACTTCCTTTAGGTCTACCATTAGGATTACCCGATACACCTTTCTTAAATCCATGAGGGAGATTCTTTCTCTTATCCTCTTTTACTTCCTCGATTACCTTCCTCGCTTCTGCGCGCTTCCTCTTTGCTATTATTCTTAAAGATTCTGTCGTAGTTTGCTCTATACTCATCTGTGGGTATCCTACTCTTAGGGGTTTCTCTCAGACCTTTATTCATCTTCATTTTTTCTTCCTTTTATGGGGAGATAATCCTGTACTCTTAACACATATCCCATAACTGGCTGATTTAGATTTACCTGAAGCTCTTACTTTCTTAACACATCTCTCCAGCTTCTTAGGCATTAGAGGATCGCCGCAATTACCATTGCAATAACTGCAATTCCAAAAATACCAAAGGCGATATAACGCCTAATCCCATGATCTTCGACAGTCTGGGCCTTATGGAGAACCGCTTTAGCTTCCTCTTCCAGAAGTCGTGCTTTCTCACGAAGAGCATTAGCTTTATTAACAAGTTCTTCCTGTGTGCGTATCCAATCAAAATTCATTTACTTTTCCTCCCTCCGCGAGCCTTACCGGCCCTATTACCCATCTTACCCCCCTGAGAGGAGTTCTTCTTGTAAGATGTGGTGGTTAAGTTTTTCTTCGAATTACTCCCGCCTTTACTAAGAGGTTTCTTATGCTGGACGGTACGAGGGTCTCCATCTTTAAGTCCAAGAGCAGTACGCGCACGGCCTCTCGCTTTTCGCTGTTCCTTTCTTTCCTTGCTCTCATTGAGACGTTCCCTGACGTAATTACGTTTCTTAGTAGCCATTAAAATAGATCCTTATCTAATGTATCTATTAGATTAAATATCTTATCTATATTTGGTTTATCTTTCTTTAATTCATTATTTAATGAGGTTAGTAGATCAGCTGTAATAGAAGTTCCTTTTCCTTCATCAATAGCTCTTATATAATCTCCTAAAGATTCTCTTATTTGTTGTGCTTCAAATTCACCAACATCTTTAGTTAATTTCTTAACATTAAGAATAGCTTTAAAATCTATTGGATTTTTTTTAGGTCCAGTGTAGATACTTTCTGGTTTCATTAAACCTTCTATTAAGGTTGTAGTTTCTCCATTAGCGCCCTCTACCTTATAGGCAGGAACTGCTGGGGTTTTATTATTCTTCTTATAAAGGGTCTTGGCAATAATCTTGTAATTAATCCCATTAGAACCTTTATAGATATCACCTTCTTTAAATTTATAATTAGTAGATTCTACTTGTTTACGCCATTCAATATTCTTTTTCTGTATATCCTCCCTCATCCTTTTATGGAAGGCAGATACTTCTTTTTTCTCTTTAGCTTCCCCAAAATCCTTTACTAGAGCCGGTTTACTTCCAGCTACTGGAGGAAGAATACTCTGGTTTACATCATATGTATAGCGGGGCGTTGCTTCCTTTGCTGCTGACCTAACCATATGAGGTTGGAGTTCCGGTCTAGGCTGATTAACCTTAGCTAATCTCTGGTCAGGAATAGGAAATTTAACAAATATTGGATCATCTCCCTCAGTTTGAAGATACTGAGGCCAATCATCTACTGTATCTAGAGGATTATCTTGATCAAACCACCTAATACTACCTCCCTCTCTTCCTGCAGTAGAGGTAAATTCTATAGGTATTTCCGGGATATTAC